GTACAGTTGCTCTTAAGGATCTATCCATGCAGATGACTGGCTCTGAGTACAAAGCAATGACTCAGTCAACAATGATGGTAGCTTCTTATGCAGTTGGACACGGAATACTCCGTCCTGATTGCTGTGTAAGCTTACTTCATGATGGTAATCCATACTAAACTGTAAGTTTCAGTTAAAACCTAATACAATAAGGGGAGGCATAATGTTTCCCCTTTTTGTTTATTATGAGTATGAGAGGAGCAGAAGGAAAAAGTACTTTAACTTTTACTATTCTTGGTGGTCCAAAGAAGAATAAGAATAGACATCCTGCAGGTGGTTATTATTGGGCACCAGATCATCCAAAGGGTACGCCTAAAAAGTATGAAACTCCTAAACCACAAAGCCCTATATCTATGAAACGTCACAGGACTGCTTAAAAAATGGCAACTACAAAATTAAGTGCAATAAATACTCTTTTATCAGTTATAGGAGAGTCACCAGTTAACTCTTTAACTCCTCCTTTAACTGGAGATGTAAGTTTAGCTGAGTCTGTTTTAGATGAAATTAGTACAGAAGTACAAACACAAGGCTGGTCTTGGAATACAAGACTTTATGACGCTATCCCCTTAGATGCTAATGGTCATTCCTCTCTTTCTGCTTCTACTCTTGCTGTACGCTTTAATCCCCTTTCATACCCTTCACAACGTTTTGTATTAAGAGGTACTAAATTATATGATCGTGTTAAATCTACTTATGATTTAAGGACAAGTTTAAGTGTTGCAATGACTGGTAGCACTACTGATTTAATAGCTCAAGTTGTAGAAGAATTAGATTGGGATGATGTACCTGAATCTGGAAAACGTTATATTATGATTAGGGCTGCTCGTATTTATTCAAATAGATTAATAACATCAAGTAGTGTAGAAGCTTATACAGCAGAGGATGAAGAAAGAGCACTTCAAAATTTAAAACGAACTGAAGATATGGCACAAAATCATAATTTCATTAGTGGTCCTGATGATATGTATGGTGGTCGTGTTACTACAACTTTTGGTCCTGATATACTAAACCGCTAATGTCAAGAGAACTTTTTAGTCAAGTTATTGGTCCTCTAAATAAAGGTGTTAACCAACAAGCAAATAGTTTTATACTGCCTGGATTTGCAAAGGTTCTTGAG